TAACTTCAGATGCAAATGTGCCAACCCATCCGCTTAACATTTGGTCATTTCCAGGTGCATAGGCTTTGGCCTTATCGCGTATAGGCATCATCGCACGCTTAATATTGGCGTTCATTTGCTTAGCAAGGTCAGGATCAAATTTGCGCATAGCCTTAAGCGTTTCTTGTACGCCTGTGACGTTTACTGGCATCCATTCGCTCCTTTGCTCGATCTCCTAAAACTTGTAATACCGCTTTAAACATAACCTCATCCATAGCCAGGACTTGATCGGGGCTAATTTTTAACTCGATGGCTAGGGATGCCACCAAATATGTAAAACTGCCCCGATCTATCCTACTTTTGGGCTGTCATCCTCTATTACTTCTACCGATATAAGCGACGCCAAAAAATCGTCACCAAACGGCGGAATAACTTCCGTGCGCATCAACGCGTTATGAGCTAACCAATAAAGGTCAGAATTTTTCTCATGCTCGCGCAGCTGCTTATACAAGCCCTGGCCTGCCATTTTTTCAAACGCGACTTCAACCACCGGGGTAATACTTACGATAGTTTCCCCGGTAGCCCTTACAATTTTTAGTCGTGCCATTGTGTGCCCCTTTAGTTAAATGATCCTGAAGTTGCGTATGCAACCGCAGATGTGCAGGTAAAAGTCATAGATGACCGTGCAAAATCCTCTGGCCCACCTGTACCAACGGGGGTCAAATTATTGACCAAAATTGAGACTGTGTATAAAGGATTGCTAGCGCTAATGACGGTTGCTGAAGCAGCGCGTACTGGCACGATCAAAGCAGTTACGGATGTGCCGTAAGCAGCTTGCAAAGTTGCCTGTACTTTTGATGCAGCCCAGTCATTTAAGAAATCTACGGTAAGCGTAGATGCTTCTAGACCTTTGCTAAATTGATGAGAAGTCGCCCCCATACTTGTGGTTTCGATTTCGTCAAATGTCTGCGTCAATGTAATCGATGTTACATATTCGCTAAGGTCCACGGTGGCAATTTTCAGGCCAACGTTATTATCTAGATAAATTGCCATGCGTTATTCCTCATCCTTCTTTGTAGTTTTTCCTGGTATTGGCAGGCCAAGTTTTTTTAATACTTCCATGTCTGCCTCGGTTATTTGTTGGTCTGCCATTTTAGCTCCAAGTTGTTAGTACGGTTATTTGTAGGTCTGCCATGAGTAGTGCCCCACTTTCAGCGTTTAATACTGTAGGCGCTGAAATTTGGGTAACGCTAAATACGATCGCGCTATTAGCCAGCTTGTTAAATACTGCGATCATCGTGTCCTCGATGCCTGCAAGGTTGCCTTGATTGTCAAATGCCGGCACGGTCATAGTTATTTTAAAATTTGCCTGGGGTCTAATAGCAGCTTGGTTAAAATGGCCGTTAGCAGGCACAATGTAAGGATCAGCTGGGGAAACGATAACGCTATTAGCCATAATGGTCGCAGGCGGGTAGCTAAAAGTTTGCCAAACGCCGGCATTAGCCAGGGAGGTTGCGATCGTCGTGCGCAGGGTAGTAATGGCCGCTGGCATATCAACCCACCATAGATGCAGGCGATAAATATGGCGCTAGCAGCCCACGTATTTTGCCGATCATTGTATTACCCATGCGGTAAGGGCTTGGGCCCATATCAACGCTTACGCCGCCTGTCTGACTGACTTGACGGGCTTGCCATATATCTACTGCCAAAATCATCGCTGCCTGGCGCACGCTGGCTGTGGTGGCGTATGAGGCTGTCTTAGTGTCCTCGCCTGTGGCCGTGCCGTATGGCAGCACACGTCTAAAATTTTGATCGGCAGCTGTCTTGGCATACTGGATGAAGCTGTAGCCCATAGGGTTTTGAAAATACTGCAGCTGTAAATTAAAGGCTGGCAAGATGTTGCCTGTGCCTGTGCTAAATGGGATCGTGCCTGTGACTGTATATGTGCCATTAAATGTTGAACCAGCCCCGGCGATCGTTACCGATTGTGAAGTAGTAAAAATGCCAGGATTGGCCAGCATTACGGTAGCGACGTTACTTACTAACGCAGTCCCCACCACCGCAGCACTATCAAACCATAAAAAACTGTTGATCTGATCTTGCGCCGCTTGGCAGCACTCCTCGACTGTGTTATCCGAATATAAAGAGCCTATGCCTAAATTCGCGCGTAACTCAGCTACCGTTACATACGTTGCAGGCATTTTGTTCTCCTTTGTAAAAAGGTCGGTGGGTGCAAGGGCTTAGCACCCACCGACTGCTAGGGATTTAGTTCAGGTTAAACTTAACGATACCGTTAGGCATCTTGGCGATAGTTGCCATGTAACCGTAGATTGCTACCTGTACCTGTAGGTTTGAAACTACGTTTACAGACATGTAATTTGTCGCGCTGCGGTATACGGTAAATGCTTCAGGTGCAAGAATTACAGCTGAGTCATCAATGGTTGTAGTAACTGCAAAGTTCTTATCCACATATAGATCGAGTCCGAGTACGTTGCCGCGAATTGAACCAGGCTGTACTGCGCCTCCCGCATTCATCGGCTGACTGGCCGAATAAATTGGTCTGCCTGTGCTATCTGTAGACCCCATAAGTAGTTGCCATTGTGATCCGTTGGCGATGTAGTTATTTGCAAAATAGCCTGTGGCTTCGTAGATTTTGCGAGCTGAGTCGCTAGCAAATTCAATTACGCCGTCAGATGATGCATCGCAACCTGATGAATACTGACCAGCTGCAACTAGGGCAGCAAGTACTGTTGTATCTAGTCGTGTTAGGTATGCATTTTGTAGCTGTTGTGTCAGTTCAGCATAGAAGTTTGGATCAGAACGCTCTAGCAATTCAACGCTTAGTGTGTTCATACCTGAGTACTTGGAGACTGTACCTGTTAGGTAAGCAGTTTCCATGCCCACATTTGCTACTGCTCCAGCTTCGGCTTCTACGGTAACGCTAGGTGCAACGCCTGTACCGCCGCCTGCAGAAGTAACCAACGATGGCACGTTAATTGTCATGCCGCTTGTAGGCAAAACTCCTTGTGAACACGCATCTATGGCAGGTGTGCCAAAACGTGTATTAGTTGGGAATTCTGAAAGGTACTGCGTTGGATTAAATGCCGGGTTAGTAGAAAAACTATCATCGGCAGCTGTTACGTATAGACGAGACTCGTCGTTACCTAATGCAGCTTTAATTTTGTGCTCTGTGTATGCGCCCATTGATGTAATAGGTGTGCGTACGGTCTGGCTGTTTAGTGCTGAAGGAAGGATAATTTTGCGAGCTGCTTCTACTACTGGCGTAGCCGCTTCCTCTGCCTTATCCTCGCTTGGATTTTCGGGGGCTGTGGTCACAGCGGCCTCGCTTTCTGTTTCGGTCTCGGTTTCGGTTGTTGTACTTTCAATATGTGTAACTGTGGTGCTTACTTTTGTAGATGTAGATGCTTCTACTTCTACTAATTCCGCTTGCGCAGAAATTCTTTGCACGGCTGCCGAGGCAAATGCCGCGCTTTCGACGAGGCTGACCTCGCGCAAATTCGCAGCCGTGACCAGGAGATAGCCGTCTTTAGGCTCTGAGGCTGTAACTTCCACCCCAACGGATAGGCCATCCATGAGCTGTTCCTGGGCGAGCAAAATTGCATCTGATCCGGCGGTGCTACGGCTTACGCTAAATGATGCGTACATGCCTTTATCATCCATATCATAAGTACGCATGCGGCCTACAACTTTTGAGCTGTCATGGGCCATAAGCAATTTTACTTTGCTAGCATCTGCAACTTTTATGCTGCCGTATTTAAATACAACTTTACCGGCGGATGTGTAGCCGACTTCACCGTATGGCGCGATCTTGCCGCTAATCATGCGGCCCTGCTCATCGGCTGCGGTGATGCTAGCGCTAAACGTTAATATCATTTACTTCTCCATTACCGTAGGGGGTCATGCTTTCCATTTCGCGTGCGGTCTCAATATCAATTAGCTCTAATTGCAGCATCTTTTCTATTGCGCTAAGTCTTGCCATAGTGTCAGCACGTAAAAACGTCTCATCGACGTTAAACTTTACGACATTACCGTGTGCGGTTATATCATCCATGCTAAGGCGTTCCTCGATTGCACAAATGAAAGGCTGCAAGCTGTAAGCGACATATTCTTTACGGCTATCTAACACGTTTTGATATGTCATGCTGTTATTCATATCGCTACTTACCATGAACGCCGGAACGTTCATGAGTCTGCTGATTTCCGTACTAAGGTATTGGCTGCTTTCGTTGTAGGTCATTTCTTTAGGTGAAAATCCTACGGTCTGATAATCCAGCGTGCTAGTTAAATAAGCAGTACTGCGATTTTGACGTGCAGATTTAAACGCAGCAAGTAAACCTTGCACCTGAGCTTCAGGTAGGTCAGCCCCCTGATTTCTAATTATCCCGGTCGGCATCGGTGTAGCCGCTGATATTGCAGCTGCCTTTTGTACGTCTAGCGCGGCCTGAATTGTTCGGCCGCCGGTTTCTAAAACTCCAGGCAATAAACTTTGGAAAGTTACAAGCGAGCCAATACCTGACATAGGCAAAACTTTTCCATCAACTGCGTATTGCGATACTTCATATCCTGTTGCATCGGTTGTAACTGTTACGCGAGTATTTGCTACCCACTCAAAACCTGACGGCCTACCATCATCTGCATACAATGATGTAACGCGCCAATAAGCAACGCCGTAAAAGATTAAACTATCAACTGTGTACGCAAGTGTAACCGCGCGCGGTTGGCGCATGTCAGGTTGATCTAGCCATATTGGAGATTGCAGCTGCGCGCCGGTAGATTTTTTATATAGCGCTAATGGTAAATAACTAATTACGCCGCAAACTAAATTACGGCATCGAGATACGGTTGCAACTTGCAGCGCTGTCGTGCGGTTCATTACACCCGCGCCGTAGCCGTTATTAAATAAGCCGCCGTATG